ATAGTTGGCAACAATCACCTCTGCAGAAAATATATAACCGGCAGTGGTACTGCAGATTATTATTTTTTGCCGAAGTATGCAGATGGAGGATTCTTATCTACCAAAACGGCTAGATGACTTCTGTTCGATTTTTAATATTTCTCTTTTTGATGTGCATCTTCCTTGCATATTTTGTGGCTATATTTTGGACCTACAGCAGTTGGGTTCGTTCTATCAGAAACAGCTTAGTTTGGTCTGGAGGAGCGGTGCTTGTTTTGCGTGTTGTGTCCCTTGTTCTAGGCTTTCTGCTAGGTATGAGGCTGAACGCTTTTACCGCTGCTCTGTAAAGGGAATTCATTTTGAGGATTTCCTAAGAAAGAATCTAGCTGATGTGGTATGCCGATGCTATGAATGTATGTCATTGCTTGATTTACCTGAAAAATTAGATTGTATCTTTAGGGGTGAGTGTTTCCATCTTGTGAGAAACACTTGGAGGGGAACGTGCAGAAATTGTTGTAGAAAATGATTGGGAAGGAGCCCTCAATTAATGATCTAGAAATAAAGCTGGAAGAACATGTATTGCCTGCTAACCTTTTAAGCAACGAGGTTTTGTCATCTGATGAGGAGACCCAGGAGGAGGAGGAGCGAGAACCTTTCCAAATAGATACCAGTTGCGCCTTCTGTGAAGCAGGTGTAAGGGTATTTGTTCTAGCTTCACCAGCCGGAATTCGCACGCTTCAGCAGCTTTTACTTGCAGAGATTTCCATAAGTTGCCCTGGGTGTTCCAGGAACAACTTTCGACATGGCAGACCCCAATAAAGGTACTGATACTACTGATAATTTTGACTGTAATTCTGAATGGTTACTTGTAGATGAAGCAGAATGTGTAGACGATTTAGATGTACTTGATGAATTGTTAGAAGAAAGTACGCAATGTTCAACGGTTTCAAACTTGATTGATGATGACCCAGTTGATATTGAGGATCAGGGAAATTCCCTGGCCTTATTCAACAGTCAGGTAACAGAGGATTGTAACACAGCTATAAGCGCCCTAAAACGAAAGTTAATCAAAAGTCCGCAGCTGCAGACTGTTGCTGAGTTGAGTCCAAGGCTTCAAGCAGTTTCAATTTCACCCAAAAAACAAAGCAAAAGACGCTTATTCGATGACAGTGGCATAGGAGAAGATGAAGCTCAAAATACTTCTCAGGTAGCGTTGGACTCCTTAGAAAGCTCCTTAGAGACATCGGGAGCTGGGCTAACTATTAACCTTTTACATTGCAGCAACCGACAGGCAACCGTCCATCTAAAATTTAAAGAACTCTATGGTGTATCATTTAAAGAACTAACTAGAAATTTTAAAAGTGATAAGTCTTGTTCCAATAGCTGGGTAATTGCTGTGTATAATGCTGTAGAAGAAGTTCTGGAGGCATCAAAGGTGCAGCTTCAGAAGCATGTAGAGTTCTTACAGTTAATAGTGTATGGATTTCATGGGTTGTATCTAATTGTATTTAAAAGCACTAAAAATAGAGATACTGTATCTAAATTGTTTACGGAAATGTTAAATGTTAATGCTTTACAATTAATGTGTGATCCACCAAGGACAAGAAGTGTTCCGGTAGCGTTATTTTTTTATAGAAAAAGTTTGGGAAATGCTTCTTTTATGTATGGAGAAGTTCCAGATTGGATTAAAAAACAAACCTTGGTAGAGCATCAGTCTGCGTCAGCAGCAGAGACATTTGATTTTAGCTCTATGGTTCAATGGGCATATGATAATGAATTCACAGAAGAAGCAGAAATTGCCTATCAATATGCTTTGGCAGCAGATGAAGATCCAAATGCCGAGGCATTTTTAAAACATAATAATCAGTATAAATTTGTAAAAGATTGTGCCGCAATGGTAAAAATGTATAGAAGGTATGAATTGAGACAAATGTCAATGGCTGAATGGATAGATAAATGTTGTTCAAAATGTACCGAAAATGGTAACTGGAAAATAATTGCTACATTTCTGAAACATCAGAATGTACAATTTTTATCATTTCTCATTGCATTGAAACCTTTCTTACAGGGTGTTCCAAAGAAGAATTGTCTGGTGTTTGTTGGGCCCCCTGACACTGGGAAATCATATTTCTGCTTCTCATTAATACGTTTTTTTGGGGGAAAAGTTGTGTCCTTTATGAATAGAAATAGTCATTTCTGGTTACAACCATTGCAAGATACTAAATTAGGCTTCCTAGATGATGCAACACATCCATGTTGGGTGTATATGGATATTAACCTTCGGAATGGACTAGATGGTAATCTTGTATCTCTTGATGCAAAGCATAGAGCTCCAATGCAAATGAAATTACCTCCTTTACTTGTTACCACTAACGTGGATGTAATGGAGGATCAATCCTTAAGATATCTGCATAGTAGACTAGTATGTTTTAAATTCCCTAACAAATTACCACTGAATGACGATGGCTCCCTTGTATATGAAATAACGAATGATACATGGGCCTGTTTTTTTAGAAAATTTGCTACCCAGTTAAACCTGGTCTTAGAAGATGGCGAGAATGGAAACACAGGAAACTCTGACAGAACGTTTCGTTGCACTGCAAGATGCCATATTGAATCTAATTGAAAGGGGAGAAACTGATTTAAGATCCCAAATACAATATTGGGAGCTGGTTAGAAAAGAGCAGGTGATCCTTTATTATGCTAGAAAGAGTGGCTATAATAGACTTGGCCTGCAGCCTACTCCAGCACCAGCGGTTTCAGAATACAATGCTAAACAAGCTATCCATCTCCAGCTTATGTTAAAATCCCTTGAAAAATCAAAATTTGCAAAAGAGCCATGGTCATTAACTGATGCAAGTGCAGAGCTTGTAAATACTCCTCCTAGGGACTGCTTCAAAAAAGGAGGATTTACAGTAACTGTGTACTTTGATAATGATCGAGAAAACAGCTTTCCCTACACACAATGGGAACATATTTATTATCAGGACCAGAACGAGCAGTGGCATAAAGTGCCAGGTGGTGTTGATCACAATGGGCTGTACTATGATGAGGAAAATACCAATGAAAGGGTATATTTCCTTTTATTTGAGCCTGAGTCTCAAAAATATGGCAGTAGTGGACAATGGACTGTGCATTATAAAAATACTACTGTTTCTGCCTCTGCCACCAGCTCTTCTAGGCGGTCCTCACCCATCTCCACCAAAACCGATTTCGACGCCACAACCGCCGGCAACACCACGACCTCTGCCCCGCAGAGAAGTCCAAGGAAGCGACTACAAGAGGCGGTCAGCTCAACCACCTCCCCGCCGGCCCACAATCTTCGATCTCCAGGAAGAGGACGAGGAGAAGGAGAACGAACCTCCGGAGCAAAGAGAAGAAGAACAGCCACCGACGGAAACACTCTCGGAGAATCTGTCCCGTCTCCTTCGCAGGTGGGATCAAGACATAGAGCACCTGAAAGATCTGGTCTCTCGCGACTTGGACGACTTCAAGCGGACGCTTGGGATCCCCCATTGATCATTATTAAAGGTCCTGCAAATACCCTTAAATGCTGGAGAAATAGAATGAAAAAAAATAGTTCCTCCAATTTAGTTTGCAGCTCAGTCTGGAGATGGATAGATAGTACCACCCATGAAAACAGCCGCATGCTTGTAGCATTTCAAAATACTGCTGAAAGAACTCGATTTCTAAATTCAGTGACTTTGCCAAAGGGTACAACCTACGCATTTGGTTACCTTGATTCATTGTAACTATGTATAAAACCAGAAGTAAACGTGACACTGCTGAGAATTTGTATAGACACTGTAAAGCTACTGGCAACTGTCCTCCAGATGTAGAAAATAAAATAGAAGGCAATACATTAGCAGATCGATTGCTGCGCATTTTTGGTAGTGTTATATACCTGGGGGGTCTGGGTCTTGGTACAGGGGAGGGCACAACAGGTATTAGACCTATAGAAGCTCCTGTTGAAACAGTTCGCCCAGATATAACCGTAGAGAGACCCACAGTAAGACCAAGACCACAAAGACCTACCACTTTCGGTACACCTATAGATAGAATTGGATCTGCTGATATCACTCCTAATGTAGTTAAGCCCACAGAATCCTCTATCGTGCCCCTAAATGAAAGTGGGATTCCAGACCCTACAATTATAGATTCTGCAACAGGGGGTGGTGAGGGTCTAGGAGAATATGACATATTGACCACTGTAGATCCAAATGAGACCCTCGGAGCTACAGGGGGGCATCCTACCACTTCTGGTACACTTAATAATGAAACAGCAATCTTAGACATCAGTCCCTATGAACCTCCTCCAAAACGTTTTGCACTTGCCCCAAGTGTGCATGCAGAAGCAGACATTACTATTATAGAGAGCTCACTACCTACAGAATCAAACATAAATGTGTTTGTAGATGCTAATATTACAGGTGAAATTGTTGGTGAAGAAATCCCATTAGAGCCTATAAATTCTATAGAAGAATTCGAAATAGAGGCTGGGCGCCAGACTAGTACTCCTAGGGAAGCTGTTGAAAGATTTCTTGGGCGGGCCAGAAGCTTATATAATCGTTACATTCAACAAATCAGAACAGACAATGTTGACTTTTTAACCCGGCCTTCACGCGCGGTTCAATTTGAATTTGAAAATCCCGCCTTTACTGGTGATGTAAGTCTTGAATTTGCGCGGGATGTTGCTGAAATAACAGCGGCTCCTGATCCAGATTTTGCAGATATAATTAGGTTGGGCCGTCCCATATTTTCTGAAACACCAGGTGGAACAGTGCGAGTCAGCAGATTGGGAACAAAAGGAGCGATTAGTACCAGAAGCGGTACCATAATAGGTCCTCGTGTGCACTACTACTTTGATCTTAGTGCAATTGAACCTATAGAGCCTGATGTTATTGAGCTTTCTAATTTAGGGGAGTTTAGTGGGGAAAGTACAATTGTAGATTCAATTTTATCTGGGCATACAGTAGATCCTATAGCACCTTTTGAGTCAACATTTTCTATTGCAGATCTAGAAGACCCTTTACTAGAGGACTTTAGTAATAGTCACTTATTTGTGCATTTTGAGGAAGAGGATGAACTTATATCTGTTCCTACTCTTCCTCCTGGCGCAGCAATAAAAGCTTTTGTAGATGATTATGCAGATATTATAGTTTCATATCCTGAAATGGTAAATGTAAACAAAATTGAAATCCCTGCAACTACATTAGTGCCCTCTGAACCAGACATTAGACTAGATTGGTTTTCTCCAGATTATGATTTGCACCCTTCTTTACTTCGTAGACGACGCAAACGCAAACGCAATATGTTTTGATGTTTTGCAGATGGCATTATGGCAACAACAAACTGGGAAGCTGTTCCTTCCGCCGGCTAAACCTGTGGCAAAAATATTATCTACAGATGATTATGTTATTGGAACTCAGTTACATTTTCATGCTGGCACTGATCGTCTGTTAACAGTAGACCATCCCTACTATGAAATTAGGAATGATGGAGATCCCAACAAAATTGAGATTCCTAAGGTGTCTGCATGCCAATATCGAGTGTTTAGGCTGAAATTGCCTGATCCAAATAAATTTGCCTTAATAGATCAGTCAATTTTCAATCCTGAACGTGAACGTTTAGTTTGGAAATTAAAAGGTATTCAAATTGGTAGAGGTGGACCACTAAATGTAGGTACTGCAGGTCATCCTTTATTTAACAAAGCTCCAGATACTGAAAATCCTAATGATTATCCACCAGCTCAAACAGATGAAGACAGACGTAACGTGTCTATGGACCCCAAACATACCCAATTATTTATAATTGGTTGCATTCCTGCAGATGGTGAATATTGGGATGTTGCTAAACCATGTGTTGGAGATCAGGCGAATGCAGGAGACTGTCCACCTATACAGTTAGTTAATGCTGTTATTCAGGACGGAACAATGGGTGACACAGGTTTTGGGGCAGCAAATTTTAAGAACTTTTTGCAAGACAAAGCAGGTGTTCCTCTGGATATTATTAATGATATATGTATGTATCCAGACTTCCTTAAAATGGACAAAGATGTTTATGGCGATAAATGTTTCTTTTTTGGAAAACGTGAGCAGTCGTATGCTCGCCATTTTATGGCTCGTGAAGGTAAAATGGGAGATGCCATACCAGAGGGAAATAAATACTTATTGCCACCTACAAATGCTGTGAATTTTAAAATGGGATCTCATGTTTATTTCCCTACTGCTAGTGGATCACTTACTACTAGTGATTCTAACTTATTTAACAGACCTTATTGGCTACAGAGATCTTTAGGTGCAAATAATGGAATATGTTGGGGGAATCAGTTATTTGTTACTGTTCTTGATAACAGCAGGAATACTAATTTTACTCTTTCCATTTATAATCAGGGAGGAGCTATTGGAAATCAGTATACTTATAAATCTCAAGATTTTACTCAGTATACTCGACATGCAGAGGAATACGAATTGGAAGCTATATTCCAGCTTTGTAGAGTTCCTTTGGAGCCTGATATTTTAGCTCACTTAAATGTTATGAATCCTAATATATTAGATGAATGGCAATTAGCTTTTGTGCCTCCTCCTCCTCAGAGTATAGAGGACAATTATAGATATATAACATCTTTGGCAACAAGATGTCCTACTGAAAATCCTGCTCCAGAAATACCTGACCCTTATAAAGATTATAATTTTTGGTTAGTTGATTTGCAAGAGAAGTTCTCCAGTGAACTTGACCAATTTAGCTTAGGTCGCAAATTTTTGTTTCAAAGTGGTTTGCTGCCCACAAAACGTGTCAGGACAGTTGCCAATAGTTCTGTTAGAAATACTTCCAGAACAGTAAAAAGAAAACGAACACGATAATTGCATATTTAAGATAATTACATCCTGAAGCCCATAAAACTGTGAAATAATTGCTGTGACTCTTGGATCAACTTGGTACCAACTTGCCTGATAATACTTGAAGGAATGTATTGATTAAATAAATTGCTGCTATACCATCAGTTGAGTCATGGGGTCGTCATTTATGGTCTCCACCCGTCCACTCGACCTTATAAGTGTGGTCAGCAGGCTGGACAGGTAGTATTGTCCAGCGAAGTAATCCAGCTGTCAAACCATTAAAGGTAAGTTGTTTGGAACATAGCCGTCTCTCGAACGGAAGCGGTACAAAATGTGCCCTAAAGGCCTTTTAATAACCGTCTCTGGTATTTTGGCGCCTTTTTTTTCGCGTGACTGCAAGTTCAGACACTCATGTATTGAGTCAGACACATGGCAGAATATGTTTTTGGCTGCCTGCCTATGTACCGGGAGTGGTGACCGGGAGTGGTGTTCACAGACATTAACAATG